CAGTGTCGATGACACGTAATCGCTTCTTTCCTAATCTACGTACGACTACATTAGTACTAAATAATCGTGCTAATCGAGCCTTTAATGATGTATCTATCATGTATGTCCTATTTTATATAATTATCCTAAAAGCCAAGTTAAATCCTCATCTTCCTTACCTCCAGGCTTCCAATCCCAACCTTGTTTCTTTTGGTCAGTTGAATTGTATACTGCCTTGTATTTTCCTATATGTGATATAGCAGATCTAGATAAATCTACTCCTTGTTGTTTAAGCCTTAATGCCGTATCACGTATCCAGAGTGCAATTGCCCAACTCATTACTAAATCATCGTTATATCCTCTCTGGGCTTCTGCTCTATTTCCGTTCCATATGAACACATATAATTCGTCTATTAATCGTTTATCACGGACAATAGGAGCCTTTTCTCTAAAATATGTTTCTAATTTACTTATCAATAATGGCCGAGTTTTTGAAGTCGTCGAAAACCCAGGTACCATTTGATGTTTACCTTTTAAATCATAATTTTTACGAAGATGGATATTTTCATCTACATAACCATCTTGTTTATAACTATAGTATAAATTGCTATATCCGCGGTCTATTGCAACTTGTATTACTGCCCAGCCTATATTTGCATTTTCTATTACTAGCAATGCATTATTATATTCTGTAGCAATTGCAATTAACATATGACCGAATTCTGTAGTTCCTATCTTTCCTTTATATGCAGCAACTTGAGTCATACTTTCTATTTCCATGACATGAAATGCAGAACAGTCACCACCATCTCCTCGAGCGACATCAGCTACTACTACATAATCTTTAGCAAAATCTGCATATTCATATATCCATAGGTTACTATCAAATCCACGCTTCTCAGCTGGTTCTCGTACATATGTTTGTTCATACCATTGAATTACTACTCCGTCAACTACTGTATGTCCAGATGTTATAAAATCGCAATCACATTCTTGGGCAGCCATTTTTTCGCCTAATAACTCTGTTTGGCGATCGCGCCATTCCTGGCCCCGTTCTGGGTGTAATGACCAATGCAATCTTATGGCTTCAAATTCACCACCTGCTTGGGCATCAATCCATGTTTTATGAAAAAAGTTTCCAGTGCCATTTGGTGTTGATAATACAATTGCTTCGCCACCTGTTGCCAATGTTTGTTGAGCAGATGCCCATATTTCATCGATCCTATCTACAAATGCTGCTTACAAATGCTGCTTCATCAATTATAAGTAATGATAAGGCTTCAGATCTGCCGGCATCTCCTTTTGATGATATTGCTTTGATTTGTGACCCATTTTTAAATCGTAATGAAAGTTTATTATCTTCCAATGATTTGCCACGCAGCCATGAAGGCAAATTTTCATGCATTATACGTACTTTAGTTACAAGATTTTTTGCTACATCTTGTTTAGTTGCAATAACCAATACATTAAAATCTGATTTGAATAACATACGCCATAATGCATAGCCGGCTGTAAGGGTTGATATTCCTAATTGTCGCGATTTTAATATTACCGTATATCTGTTATCTGATATCTTAGTTAATGATTCTTCTTGAAATGGATATAAATTGAAATAAACCTTGCCTTGGGTCGGATGTTGAATAATACAATACTTTCTCATGAAATGTACTGGGTCTTGAGAACACCGTTTATATTCAGACCGTATTATATCTTTGAGCGACGATTTTGCCATATATTAATAAATATAAAAAAATTTTCTCGTAAAACAAAATTATTTTACGTTTTTTACGACGTAACTACTGACGAGTACTGCGGCGAAGCCATTTAAGAACCATATGACTTTACTATCATACCATCTAGGCTTTACAGTTTCATATAAGTCTTTATGTAATTGTATTGATTTATTTAATACTGTAAGTTCTTGTTCTTGAAGAAATAATAATGTACTATCTTGAAGATGTAATATATCATGTTGTTGTATCTCATATTCATATTCTGAAATGAGTTCAGATTTTATACTATCTGTATGTACTAGACTATCAATGTAATATTCTATGTCTAGAATTTCTTGTCCTGTAAAGCATGTATCTGGTGATTGACTATAACTAGTTAAACATAAAAATAAAAATATAACCGTTAAATGTCTCATCTTTTCTTAATATTTTTTAATCGTTTAGATGCACGTGATACATTCTTTTTGGTAGGTTTGCGTTTAGGTTTAGGAGTTTTTAATTCCTCTTTAAGTTTAGTACTTTTCTTTTTGCTACCAGAAATATTCTTTTTAGTTTCTGTTTTGGCAGTAACTACTTTTTCCTTTTCTTCTCGAATTACAGCAACTTTTTTCTCAACTTCCTTGATATCCTTTTTAATTTGTTTTGCTTCTTCACGTCGTTTAGACTTACCTATGAATGCTACTAATGCAATTGCGCCTGCCAGTATCCCTAATAGTGCTTTCCACCATGTTTTTAAAAATTTCATATTATGATTTGTTTAGTGTTTCTTTAATAACTTGTTTGATTAAATTCCGGACCTCTGTCATCTTTTGTATTTTCTCTACAGATGCACNTTTGCCAATGTTAGATACAAATGCATCCATTTCTTTTTCAATCTTCTTTCTTATTTTTGTAAAATGTTTAAGATCTCTTGTTATCATCTTAACTGCGGGTTCATCTCCTGAGTTTTTTGCTGTGACGTATTCTTTGGCTAAGCGTTTCATTTCAGTAGTTACTTCGTTCCACTCTTTTTTTAGTTCATCAAATTCTGATTTAGCCATCACCCTCCCCTTCTGATTTAGATTTAGGACCAAATATCTTTTCAGCTCCGGCAATACCAAAACATCCTAATACAATAATCACAAATGAATTATAAATGTATTCATTAATTACTAGGTCTTTACCAAACCATCCAGTAGCTAGATCTGCCACCATAGCTAAAACCATGACTGCAAATGCTAAAAACCCTATAATACTTTTTTCGTTATATTCGTTATTATCTTTAAAAATATTTTTCCAACTCATCATTTTTCTCATCATAGGTCGTGTTTTTTAAAGTAACTTTTTTTGATACGCTTGTAATCTTTGGCCATCTTCTTTAAAAATGCATCTTTAGCGGTATGGTCCCATTTCTCCATACTACCATCAGAATTAACAAATTCAATTTGATTGCCAATTTCTTGTTTTAAAATTTCAACTTCAGCATCTGTCTGTTTAAAGAATGATTTAATATTTTCGTTAATTTTTTCCTGGGCATACTCTTCGAACTTACCAGACATTTTTAACTCATGTTCCATATCAACTACACAATCTAAACACATACCATGAATGGCTTTCATTTTCTTATCAGCTTGACCTGGTTGTGTACATGTACATGTTTCTTTCGGGCATTTTGCAAATGAATGTAATGCCTTTCTTACTTCATCAAATTTCCCAACGGTTGATCGGTAGCCTTCGCGTTGGACATATGTACGTTGAACTCCTGTGATAGGATCTGTTTCTGTCCAGGTTTCCCCAACTTTACGTTTTTCTTTGGCCGGGGCTGAATATCCAACTTGTTGTTTAGTTTGGAATTTGTGAGTACCATCTAGCATTTGCTTGATGGCTTTAATATTTTGTAACTTTTTTGCCATTATTTATGATTTAGCGTTTGGACTCTCTGATTGTTTGGCCATACCCTTTTTGATTCTAGGTATTAATGCCTGAAGCTCGTCAGGAGTTACTTGTGCCATACCTCCAATTAATAATGCTAAGAAGTCAACTTTTTGGGTCGATCCCATGTTTTTAATTTTGTTTGCATGTTGAGCTAGAGATTTACCCATTTGGCCAAATTTTGTTGCCAATGTACCTGTAATTTTGCCGGAGGCTTTACCGAGCTTAGATTTAAAGCCTTTAATATCTTTCCAGCTAAACTCGTTAAGTTCTTTTCTAATTTCTCTGCGAATGGCTTCGCGAAGTAGTTTTTCTTGTTTTGTCATTTTTATCCTCTTTAAGGGGTTTTTAATTTATTAATAAATATGCTATATCTTTACAAACATGTTATTTTGCGAAACCTTTATCCATAGCAAAATTAGCTCTACTGAATTCGATCCTATCAACTAACTTAACTCCATTGCCAATATGGTCGACTGCAA